CTTTCGTAGCCTAGATGTCAAACAATTGACAACTAAGATGTGCAAACTTGCATACAACACATGGTGCGATAGAGGTATCCACTTCGCTAACAAGACAATGGCTATTGCGCGAGTCGTGTACAATCATGGCTTGCGTATGGAGATGGTCAACAACAACCCATTCAATGCTGTTCGTAGGCGTAAGCCTAAGAGTCGCACCACCCTGTGGGATAAAGAACACATCGTCCAACTACTGGACACAGCATACAGCGACTTTAACACACGCAACCTTGGGTTGATAGCACAGATGGCATATGAATGGTGTCAGCGTGTGGGTGACATGCGCCTACTCAAATGGTCTAGCATAGACTTTGAGCATAGGCGTGTGCATATCCTGCAATCCAAGCGTAGGGCAGAGGTTTATTTGCCTATCTCTGACGATCTTATGGATATGCTGGAACAGCAGCACGAAGACTTCGGCTTTCAGGAGTACGTTGCCCCCCGTCCTTATCCTATTCAGGGTAAGTACGAACCCTATACCATATACAAAATGTCCAAGCATGGACGCACACTTATTCGTAGCGCTGGGTTGCCTGACACTCTCCGACTGTCGGACTTACGGCGCACAGGTACTACAGAAATGGTCCAAGCAGGTGTTGGAATTGGACAGATAATGTCGGTTACAGGACATGCTAACCCACAATCTGTAAAGCCTTACATAAAAAATACATTCGATGCTGCAAATTATGCATTGACAAAACGAACTGCGCATGGTAAAAGCACATTAGATGCCGCAAAAGATGAGGATACATACAATGTATAATACATTAAATGATATAATAAATGAGACTACATTGTATATTGGTGAATCTAAGCGCATAAATTGTCCATCATGTAGAGGATATAAAACCTTTACAATTTCTAATATTGGTGGTAATGTAGTTTGGAATTGTTACAAGGCATCTTGTGGTATCAGTGGTGGCAAACGTGTTGGTATGACACCTAGTGATATCAGACAGATGAAAAAGAAACAGGAAGAAAAGGAAGTAGAATTTGTGTTGCCACCATTTGTTGTGGCCCATCGTAATCAGAGACACCTAATTAAATGGTGTGCTGAGTGGGGTATTGACATTGATGAGTGTGGCTTGATGTATGATGTAAAGGAAGACCGTATTGTATTTCCTGTCGTACATGACAACAAGATTGTTGACGCTACTGGTCGGGCGTTGACAAAGCGACTCCCTAAATGGCGAAGGTATGGGTCTTCTAGTCTCCCCTATACCTGTGGTCAAGGTGATGTCGCCGTGGTTGTTGAGGACTGTGTGAGTGCGTCTGTAGTTGGCAATGAGAAATTTGTCGGGGTCGCATTGCTGGGTACTACGCTGCTTGATGAACACAAGCACTATCTCACACGGTTCTCAACGGCTATCGTTGCTTTAGACCCTGACGCATTACCAAAGACTATCTCGATTGGTAAACAATTGCGTGGTTATGTGCCACAAGTAAAAGTGTTGCGCCTTGAACAGGACTTAAAGTATCGCAACCCGACAGACGTAGAAAAACTAAACAAACTAGGAGCAATATAATGGAACTTATGGAACTAGCATTGATACGAAGCCTTATGAACAAGGACTTCTATGACAACAATCGTGGGGCTAAATGCCCAGACAAACTATTCAGTGGTGACAATCGTAAGATTAAAAAGGTTGTTGACATGGCAATGGATAAGTACAATCGAAGCGTAACCCCAGAGGAAGTACAGGCTTTGTTTGTATCAAGTAATCCATCTATTACTACAGCGCAACGAGAAGCATATAGCAACATCTTCCATCGTATCCAGCGCACTGACCCACTAGGTAATGATGTAGCAGGAGAGGTGCTTTCTCGCCTGTTTCAGCAGGTTGTAGGGGCAGAGATATCAGAGTTGGGGTTTGACTATGTGAATGGCGACAAGTCCAGCCTAGAACCTTTACAGCGCATTCTTGAAAGATACAATGATGACTTCACACCCAACCTAAACATTGAGTGGGATGACATTACGATTGATACTATCATCTCTAAAAATGATCTGGAAGCACGATGGACGTTCAATATCCCAACGCTTGCAACCAAAGTTTCTGGTGTCAACGATGGACATCTTATTGAGGTTGGTGCTAGACCCAACACAGGTAAGACATCCTTCCATGCAAGTTTGATCGCTGGTCCTGGTGGGTTTGCTGAACAAGGTGCAAACTGTATTGTACTCTGTAACGAAGAGAGTTACCATCGTGTTGCCGCAAGATATCTAACTGCAGCCACGGGCTTGACCATGTGGGATGTTAAGCAAAATCCTGCAAAGGCACGTGACCTGTATCGTCCTGTGTATGATAAGATTCGTATCAAAGATTCTACAGGCAGAGACATGTCTTGGGTAGAGAGTGTGTGTAAATCTTACAAACCTGATGTTTTAGTCCTTGACATGGGCGATAAATTCGCTACAATGTCTGGCTACTCACGGCCTGACGAAGCACTCAAGGCTAATGCCATTTATGCTAGGATGATTGCCAAGCAATATGGTTGTGCTGTATTCTATATGTCGCAGTTGAGTGCAGAGGCAGAGGGTAAGACAATATTGAACCAGAGTATGATGGAAGGTTCACGAACTGGTAAAGCAGCAGAGGCAGACCTCATGGTGCTGATCGCTAAGAACCCTGTAGTTGATGGGCAGGACGAAGAAGACACACAGCGTCATCTGTGCGTAGTCAAGAACAAACTGACTGGCTGGCATGGTAGAGTACACTGTGAATTAAACTATACTATAGGCAGATATGAGGTATGACTCTAATGTATACAAAAGAAACTCTGCACGAGTTAGAAGAAGACATTGAGCATTATAAACAACAGTCTCTCGAACTGCAGAAGTCGTGTTGGCATAAGGATCGTTACAGTAATAGTGCTGACAGGAATGTTAGACGACTGAGGAAACTTAGAAAACTTTTAGAACTAGGCTTAGAGGTCGAGACTTATGGTCAGAAGAACTTTGGTCTAGTGCTAGTGAACAAAAAATTTGTCGTGTCGCTTATTGAAAATAACTGGCGACTGCTACATAAAAATGTCTGGTATAGGCACAAAGCAGATGTTGAGCATTTTGTGAACACCTACATAAGAGGAGATAAATATGAAGCTGACACTTGACGTAGAGAATACTGTCACACATCGGGATGGCAAGATGCATCTTGATCCTTTTGAACCAGATAACTCTCTGACTATGATTGGTATGCTGAGTGACCAAGGAGAAGAGGTTCTCGTTACCTTGGATCATAAAGAGGTCGATAAGACCCCTAATGGTCACTTTATAGTACAAGACTGGCTGGATAGAGCAACTGTGCTTATCATGCACAATGCTGCACACGACTTGTTGTGGTTGTGGGAATCAGGCTTTACGTATGATGGGCCTGTGTTTGACACAATGCTGGCAGAGTATGTATTACAGCGTGGTATAAAAGAACCACTGTCTCTTGAGGCATGTGCTGAACGATATGACTTGGACACCAAGAAGCAGGACACATTGAAAGAATACTTCAAGAAGGGGTATTCAACTCGTGACATTCCTCATGCAGAGTTGTGTGGTTATCTATCTTCTGACCTTCATGCAACACAGCAGTTGTCAGATAAGTTGATGGTGAGTTTGAATAGTTTAGAAAGTGCTGGCTTGCGAGGCACAGTTGATTTAACAAATCAGTTTGCTGTAAGTCTTGCTCGTATCTATCAGCGAGGATTTACAGTGGACCTGTCAAAACTAGATGAGGTGCGCCAGGAATTTGAAAAAGAAAAGTCTGAGTTGCATGAGAGTTTGAAGACACACATCCAGCGTATCATGGGTGACACGCCTATCAATCTCAATAGCCCAGAGCAATTGTCTTGGGTTATCTACAGTCGCAAGGTTAAGGATAAGACTGTGTGGTCTAATGCTATACATCCCTACATGAAGGATGCACCATTTAAGGATTTGATAAGAAGAGAGACAGAACGTATTTACAAAACGTATGCTGAACAGTGTAGTGATTGTAATGGTACTGGATACATTCGTAAGACAAAGAAGGACGGAACACCCTTTGCTAAACCACATAAGTGTATACCATGTGCATCTAGTGGTTATCTATACAAACCTACTGAGCAGGTAGCTGGCTTAAAGTTTATGCCACCTAATGCTAAATGGGCTAGTGCCAATGGCTTTAGCACAAGCAAGGGTAATCTTGAGATGCTAGAGAAGGCCGCACGTAGCAAGGGTATGGACGATGCTGTTGATTTCCTGCGTGACATTCGTAGGCTATCGGCTGTTGAAACCTACTTGTCATCTTTTGTTGATGGCATACGAACACACACCAAGAAGGATGGTAAGTTACATGTAAGACTATTACAACATAGGGTTGCCACGGGGCGTCTGTCAGGTGCTGACCCTAACATGCAGAACATGCCACGTGGTCAGACATTCCCTGTAAAGAAAGTGTTTGTATCACGATTTACAGATGGCAAAATATTAGAGGCCGACTTTGCTCAACTAGAGTTCAGAGTGGCAGCATTTTTATCACAAGATGAGGTAGCAATAAATGAAGTATCTACTGGATTTGATGTACACGCATACACCGCGAAGGTTATTACCGATGCTGGTCAACCTACGGATCGCCAGACTGCGAAGGCGCACACGTTTGCTCCACTCTATGGCGCAACAGGCTTTGGACGAACAGCAGCAGAGGCAGCATATTACGAACACTTCACAGAGAAGTATAAAGGGATCGCAACTTGGCATTCCAAACTGGCTAAAGAGGCTTTAAGCACACAGATGATTACTACACCTTCTGGTAGGCAGTTTAAGTTTGAGGGTGTACAGCGTCTTGAGAGTGGTCGTGTAACTAATTT